TCAGAAGGTTGGGGGTTCGAATCCCTTCGGGCGCACATCGGCCCCGTCCTCGGACGGGGCCTTTTTTTGTGCCTGCGGCCATTCTCCCGTCTCCAGCCACTCCAGCGGAACGCCGAACGAGATCGCCCAGAGCATGAGCGTTCGCTTGTCCGGGTTCACGCGCCCGTTGATCCAGTTGCCGATCGTGTGGCGGGTAACGCCGAACATGCCTGCGGCGTCCTCGACGCTCACGCCGTTCACGGTCAGTGTCTTGCGGAGACGGTCGGCCGTGCCGAACTCGTAGGCCCCGGGGTTTGCCACGACCTGGCGTGACGGATTCGTAATGGTCATGCATTCATCATTGCGTAATCAGCCACCGATACACAAGTCATTGCGCCACGCCGAATGACACGCTTGTAGTTCGTTCACCAATGGGACATTCTGTCCGATGTGAAAGACATTCAGCAAGAGGACGCCGAGGCCTGGGAGCCTCGCCTCATCTGGCCCGGACAGCTCGTCGGAGCCAAGGTGGCGTGCGCCCGCTACGGAATCGACCGGTCAACGCTGACCCGTCGTATCCAGGCGGGCCTCATCGTGCCCCTGACTCGACTCGACGGCGCGGCCTATGTGTTCGACATCTCTGACCTCCCCGAGGCTCCGCGTGAGCGTTGAGTCCATGGCGATCGCCTTGCACCACTCGCGCGCCAAGGGTGCCGCCAAGCTGATCCTGATCGGCATCGCGAACCACGACGGCGACGGCGGAGCGTGGCCCTCGATCGCCACCCTCGCGAAGTACGGGCACGTGACCGAGCGCAACGCTCAGAAGTCCGTTGCCGAGCTGGAGAGCCTCGGCGAGATCCGTCGCCTCGTGTCGGCCGGTGGCACGCGCGACACTGCCGATCACCTGCGGCCGAACCTCTACAAGTTCCTGCTGTCTTGCCCAGCCGACTGCGACCGTTCCAAGCACCACCGCCGCCGGAATGATGCCGTCATGCCCGACCTGTTCGCCGGGTTATCCACAGGGGTGTCGCAGGCGACACCGGGTGTCGTGAGCGACGGGGGAGGGGTGTCGCCCACGACACCCGAACCATCCATGAACCAAACCATAGATCTCTTAAGAGAAACCCGAGTTAACGCGCCCGCGCGGATCAACTCGCAGCAGCGCTACGCCGACGAGATCGCCCGTAAGTGCCCAATGAGGCGCGACCGGCCCCACTCGTTCGAGGACAGCGGCTATTGCACCTTCTGCGGTTGCAAGGACCCGCAGCGCGCACAGAACCGATCGACAGGAGAGATCGCATGAAGCCATTCGTCAAGAGGCTCGATATGGGCCTCGGCATCCGCCCGTGGTGGAGCTTCACTCAGCACGACGTACAGGCGTTCGAGTCGTGGCAGGACGCCTACGACCACGCCCTCGCATCGACGCAGGAGGTCACCGCATGATCCGCAAAGTCCTGTTCGTCGTCTGCATGATGCTCGCAGCCTGGTCCATCGGCGTGTGGCTCACCCTCTGGGGGTGGAACGCATGACCCGCGTCGCTCACCTTCTCGAAGTGGTCGCCAAGCAGGCTGAGGAGGCCGACAGACTCGGCCGGACGGCGAGCAGCAACTCGGCTCGCGGTCATCTCGTGACCATCGCCGGGGCGTGCCACACGATCGCCCTCCTGACCGAGATCGACGTTGCCGACGACGACCGGACTGAGTTCTGCGAGACGCTGGAGACGTTCATCCGGTGCAACGTGGATCTCCTCGCCCGCGAGATCGAGGAGCAGCAGGAGCGCGTCCACGAGGACCGCGCGAACCGCCAGGCCCCGCACACCCGGTGCACCGCGACGATGAGCGGACACGCCGAGTCGATCCGCTGTGACCGAGCCGCCCGACACGACGAGATGCACCTCAGCCGACGCTACGCGGTGGTCTGGTCATGACCCCGGACGAGTTCCCGCTCTGGGCCGGTGTCGTGCTCTCACTCGTCCTGTGGATCGTCTGGAGGCGCGCCGTCGTGAGCGATCGCCGCATCCAGCGCCTCAAGCGCCCGCCGTGCGCTCATCTGTCCGTCCTCGACATCCTGGACGGCCTCACCGAATGCCCCTGCACCACCCAACCGAAGGAGACACCATGACCGCCAACAGCATCCACGGAGCGATCCGAGCCCTCACCACGAGCGCCACCGCGATCCGTGAGGAGATCGAGCAGAACGACGCGCAGATCGAGCAGCACGTCGAGCAGCTCGCGATTCGACGTGAGCGCAAGGAGGATCTCGCCCGCGAACTCGTGCAGGTCGATGAGTCCCTCGCCGCGATCGAGGAGCAGCTCACCAAGGAGCAGGAGGAGGCCGACGCCGCAGCGGCCAAGAAGGCCGCAGCGAAGGCTGCGAAGGGCGCCGGGGCCTGATGCCAACCCTGACCACGCCGGACAAGCTCCCATGGTGGGGGCCGCTGGAGCCCGCCGCCGACCTCGACGCCAAGCTCAAGGACCTCGCCCTCGCGACCCAAGCGGCCCTCGCCATGCGCCAGCAGGGGACCTACGTGTGGGTCGATCAGCCCGCCCGCGAGGCGCAGGCCGGGATGAAGCAAGGTGACGACGGCTACCAGCTCGACACCAAGACGCCCTACCGGTTCGACGGCGGGGAGTGGAGGCTCGCGACCCCTCACATCGAGTTCAACGCGACCAAGGGGGCCGTGTCCAACAGCACGCTCTACACCCTCGGCGCGTTCGCCCTCGACGATGCGCAGTCCACGAGCAAGACGATCGCGACAGCCGGAGCCGATGGAGTCATCAACATCACCGACCCGGGCCTGTACGCGATCAGCACCGTTACCCAGCTCAGGGCAGGCACGAACCCCAACGTCCCGACGGCAGCGGTCGGCCGGACGTTCCTCGACATGGCCTACAGCACGGGCGTCGCGGACATCCAGCGTGTGAGCATCAACGTCGGCGAGGACCGTGGGTCCATGGCTGCACCGAACGTGCGCGTCACGGCCCCGAATCAGCCCATCTGGTTCCAGGCCTACCGCACCGTCACCGGCTCCGAGGTAGGCGGGGCCACCCTCACCCGAGTGCGCATCACCCGGCTCGCCTGATGTCCAAGCTGTCCAGCCGAGGCGCTGCATGGGACGCCCTCCGACTTGTCGTGCTCAAGCGCGATGGGTACATCTGCGGGTACTGCGGCAACGAGGCGACGACAGCGGATCACATCATCCCGAAGGACGCAGGCGGCAAGGACGAGCTGAGCAACCTCCTCGCCGCCTGCCTCTCGTGCAACGGCAAGAAGAGCAACAAGGTCGGGGCGCGACTGCCCTGGTTCAACCCGCGTTGGCTCGACCGATTGCCGAGCTGACCGACTCGCGTTTTTCCGTTCGACACCCAAGGAACCCCGCCCCCAGTCCGGATTTTTACCCCCTGTAACGAAACATTTTGAGGAAGCCCAGACCATGACCACGACCCCCGAACCCGGCTCGATCGAGGCCCTCGTCGAGGCCTCAATCCCGCCCAAAACCACCAAGGCCGGCCGAAAAACATTCGCCGAAACGGTCGAGGAGTTCGAGAAGGTCGCGACCTGGCTCACCGACGGCGACCAGCCCGCCCTCACGATGCTCTACAACATCGCCGACGAACTCGACCGCAAGTTCACCGCCGCCCTCGTCGCACAATTCGGGCTCGTCTACCGAGATCTCCGCAAGCGCGAGGACGGCGGCGGCACCGACCCCGCCGATGAGGTAGCCGAGGCCATGAAGGCCGCGACCGCCATGCGCGCAGCCGCCGCCGCCGCCGTCGTAGCGGCCCGAGGATGACCGGCTGGGGCGTCGCGGCTCCGGTGCGCTGTACGCCCCCGCTGTCCGACAACTTCACCACCGAAGCCGACTGGTTCTTGCCGATCGTCATCCCCGCCTGGAGCGTCGCCAACCCCGGCGCGACCCTCGACCAGTGGCAGATCGAACTCCTCCGCCGCGTCCTGGAGACCTACCCGCCCGGCCACCGTCGCGCCGGGCAACTGCGGTTCCGGCGCGTCGTCATCAGCCTCGCGCGCCAGAACGGCAAGAGCGTCATCGGCGCAATCCTCGGCCTCTACGGGCTCATGTTCGACATCGTGTCGGCCTACGTGATCGGGATCGCTTCCTCGAGCGAACAGGCCCGGATCATCTACGACCGGACGATGGGACTCATCCGCCGCAACCGGTCCCTCGCGAAGATGTTCGCCAAGCTCACCGACACCCGAGGCATCCAAGCCAACGACGGCGCGAAGTACGAGATCAAAGCCGCCAAGAGCGCCTCCCTCCAGGGCCTCGCGATCTCCCTCGGCATCGTGGACGAGCTGCACATCCTCGCCGCCGCCCTCTGGAACGACCTCGTGAACGGCCTCGGCGGACGCCCCAACGGGCTCGTCGTCGGCATCACCACCGCAGGCGATGACAACTCAGAACTCCTCATCCAGCTCTACGCGACCGGCGAGAAGGCGATCGCCGGAGACGCCGAGCTGGAGCGCTTCGGATTCTTTGTCTGGGAGGCCCCGGAAGCCCGAATGCCCGACACCCGGGATGAGAAGATCGCCTACCTCAACGCAGCGAACCCCTCGATCGCCGAGGGGCGGATCGACATCGACGCCGTGCTGTCTGACATCGCCGACGCGCACCCATCGGACGTCATCCGCTACCGGTTCAACCGCTTCACGGCCGCGGAATCCGCGTTCCTCTCGGCGGATCTCTGGCAGCGCACCATACGCCCCGAGGACGTGACCGTGACCGGCCGACCCGTGTTCTCGATCGACCGGACGCCCGGCTGGGAATACGCGTCCATCGTCGCCTGCACCAAGGCACCCGACGGCATCATTCACACCGAAGTCGTCGCCTCGTTCAACAGCCCGAACCTCTCGCAGCTCGTCGAGGCGTGCGTCATGCTGCACGCCCACGCGCCGATCATGTTCGCGATGGACGGGTTCGCGCTCAAGGAACTCGGCAAGGAACTCAAGCGCCGAGGCCTGCCGGTCTACATCGGCACGCAGGGCGAGATGCTCGCCGCCGCCGCGATGTTCTACGCGAAGGTCAAGCAACGCAAGCTCATGCACGCCGACGACGACCTCCTCCGGCTCCAGATCCCCATGACCGTCCGCAAGAACGTCAACGAGCAGTTCCGGATCTCCCGCTCCGCCTCGTCGGTCCAGATCGACGCCGTGCTCGCGACCGCCCTCGGCGTCCTCGTGGCCGAAACCCAGACCGAGCAGGAACTCCAGATCTTCTGACGCCACGCCCGACACGCCGTGGAACCTACAAACGATCTCGGAATGTCTTGTAGGAATGCTACAGTCCTCGACGTGAGCACATTCAAGGATTGGTTCCTCGGAACGGACCGGACGCCGACGCACGAGCAGCGCGCCGAGGAGCCGACTGCCGAGGCTCCGGGCCCGTCCGACCCGACCGACGTTCGCCCGCCCTCGCGCGCCGCAGCGCCCCGGTCGGTCGGAACCGCCGAGGCCTTCGGTTTGTCGATGGTCTACAGAGCGATCCAGATCCACGCCGTGTCGGCGAAGCAGATGAGCATCGACGAGCAGCTCTACGGCCAGCCGGTCGAAAAGCCCTCCGCGTTCATGCGCCGCCCGTCCCGCGACCTCAGCCGGGGCGCGTTCGTCGAGCAGAACGTCGTCTCCCTCGCCGCCCACGGCAACGCCTACTGGGGCCTCGACTTCGACAGCAAGAACGTCATCGGCAACGTCGATGTCTGGAACCCGAACGACGTGCAGATCGAGACCAACCCGGCCGGTCGCATCGTCATGTACCACCACCGAGGCAAGGAGGTCGTCCCGGCCAAGGTCAAGCACCTGCCGCTCCTCCGCGTGCCAGGCACCGCCTACGGCCTCGGACCCATCCAGGCCGCGCAGCAGGAACTCCGTGGCGCGCTCGACACCCGCGACTACTCGTCGAACTGGTTCCGCGACTCCGGCACCCCGGACGGCATCCTCAAGTCCGACCAGCAGCTCAACAAGGACTCCGCCGCTGCCGCCCGCAAGCAGTGGGAGGAGACGCAGGGCGGACGCCGGGGCGTCGCTGTCCTCGGTGCAGGCCTCGACTACCGGCCGATCTTCCTCAAGCCCGCCGACGTGCAGTTCATCGAGTCGCAGCAGTTCAACGTGACGCAGGTCGCCCGACTGTTCGGCGTCCCGTCCTCGCTCATGCTCGCCACCGTCGAGGGCAACAGCCAGTCCTACTCGAACGTCGAACAGGACTGGTTGGCCTACGTCCGGTTCACGCTCATGTCGTACCTCGTCGAGATCGAGGACGCCCTCTCCGACCTCCTGCCGCTCCAGCGCCGCGCCAAGTTCAACGTCGAGGCCTTCCTCCGCACCGACACCACGACCCGCTACTCCGCGCACGCCTCAGCCCTCGGGGCCGGGTGGACGACCATCAACGAGGTCCGCGCGATCGAGGGTCTCGCAGCACTCCCGGACGGCGATCGCGTCGTTCCGAAGCCGACCAAGACCCCCGAGGAGCCTGCCGCATGACCGACAACCTGGAACTCGAAACCCGAGAGTTCATCTTCCGCGCCAAGTCGATCGACGCCGAACGGCGCGAGATCGTCGGGACCGCTGTCCCCTACGGGCAAGACGCCAACATCGGCGGATGGTTCATCGAGCGGTTCGCCGACGGGGCTGTCCAGGAGTCCTCTGACGCTCGCCTGTTCTGGCGTCACCGCGACCCGATCGGCCTCCTGACCCACGACGAGAACGCCGAGGGTGGCTGGGAGATCCGAGCCCGGATCTCCGAGACGACCCTCGGCAATGACGCCCTCGTCCTCGCCCGCGACGGCGTGGTCGCTCACCTGTCCGTCGGCTTCGAGCCCGGTAGCGAGTACACCGTCGAGGAGCGCGAGGGCGAGGTCCCGATCATCACCCGAACGAAGGTCCGCGTCCGCGAGGTCTCGCTCGTCCCATTCCCCGCCTACGAAGGCGCACAGGTCACCGAAGTCCGCCACGCATCACCCACACTAAAGGAGAACCGCCCCATGGGTAACGAAGCACCCGCCGCCACCGAGGCCCTCGAAATCCGCGAACTCCGCGAGACCGTCGAGGACATCCAGCGCACCGTCAACGCCCTGCCGACCGAGCGCGCGGAGGAGCCCGTCCTCGACACCCGGTCCTCCGGCGAGATCCTCAAGGCACTCGTCCGAGGCGACGAGGCCACTCTCGCCTCCTACAACGACCTCCTCCAGCGCGCCTACACGGGCGGCACGGCGGCCGACACGATCGTCCGCCCGCAGTGGGTCGGCGACCTGACCCGGCTCGTCGAGGAGGCCGCAGTCCTCGCCTCCCTGTTCGAGACCGGCACCCTGCCGCCCGAGGGCCTCACGCTGGAGTACGGCCAGCTCAAGACCGACACCACGAAGGTCGAGGAGCAGGTCAACGAGGGCGACGATCTCGCCTACGGCAAGGTCGTCCTGGAGACCAAGAGCGCCCCGGTCAAGACGTTCGGTGGGTACACGCAGCTCGGCCGCAAGGAGATCGAGCGCTCCAGCGTCAACATCCTCGACATGAACCTTCGGGCCATGGCGATCGCGGCAGGCAAGCGCCGCAACGCCTCCCTCCGGGCGTTCTTCGCCACGGCCGTCGCCGGACAGGTCACGGCCGCGAACACCGTCCAGGTGCTCGACGAGACCAAGTACATCTCGTGGGTGACGGCGATCGTCAACGCCGCCGAGAAGTACACCGACCTCGGCCTCGCCCTGGAGGCGCTCGTCGTCGACAAGACGAAGTTCCTCAGCCTCGCGTCGCTCACCGCGACCGACGGTCGCCCGCTGATGACCGTCTCGGGCACCGGCACGAACGTCATCGGCTCCCTGAACGTCAAGGGGATCTCCGGCGAACTCGCGTCCGTCCCGATCAAGCTCAACCCGAAGCAGGCCGCACCGGGTGCCGCGTTCATCAACCGCAGCGCGATCCGGGCCTACAACGGCCCGCTCGTGAACCTCCAGGACGAGAACGTCATCAACCTATCCAAGGACTTCTCGGTCTACTTCTACAGCGCCCTCGCGCTGGAGATCCCGGCCGCGATCGTCCCCGTCAAGTTCGGGGCGTAACCCATGCCCGGAACCGACCTCCAGGCCCCGGACGGCGAGCCGAAAGACGAGAGCGATCTCGCCGAGTACGTCAAATCGCCGACCGAAGATGAGGCGTTCGTCAAGGTCTGTTGGGAGGACGCCGTTGCCCTTGTGGATCACCGCATTGGCACCAGCACCGTCCCTGTGACGATCCGCGAGCGGGCCTACCTGGAGGTCGGTTCCGAGTTCTTCCACCGCCGACAGGCACCGAACGGCGTGGCTCAGTTCGCCGCGTTCGACGGTGCCCCGGTCCGCATCGCCCGCGACCCGATGGTTGCCGCCAACGCGATCCTCGCGCCGTTCCTGCCCCTCGGGATCGGCTGATGAACGCGATCCAGAGCGAGCGCGCGCAGCTCCTCGCGACCCTCAAGGCCGCGAAGCTGAACGCTCTCGACCACCTGCCGGGCCGTCTCGTCCCGCCTGCCGCGCTCATCCTCCCGGGTGCCCCGTACCTGGAGCCGGCCGATCAGTTCGGACAGACCCGGCTCCGGATCGAGGTCCTCCTCGTGGTCGCGACCGGCGAGAACTCCACCCAGACGAAGGACCTCGACGCCCTCATCGTGAAGGCGACAGCCGCCGTCATCGCGGACGGCTGGACCTTCGGCTCTGTCGCCAAGCCGGGGATGCTCGCCTCGGGCGGCGGGGCCTACCTCTCAACCTCGATCAACCTCTCAACCCTCGTCACCCTCTAGAAAGCAGGCCACCCAATGCCCTCGTCCACTCGCATTGCGGGCAAGAAGCTCGCCCTCAAGCTCGGCACGCCCGTCGTCGATCACTGGCAGGACGTCACCCAGTGGCTCCTGACGAACGAGGAAGCCGACTCCGCCGTCACCACGTTCGCCGACGCAGCGGCGGGCGGCTCGCGCCAGTACCTCCTCAACGTCTCGGGCATCCAGTCCACCGACACCGCGTCGTTCTGGTCGCTCGTGTGGGACAAGTCCGGCACCGATGTCGCGTTCACCGTCGCCCCGCACGGCAACGCGGCCCCGTCGGCCACACAGCCCCATTTCATCGGCACCTGCACCGTCGGCCCGAAGCCCGACATCGGCGGCGAGGCGGGCGCTGAGGCGTACACGTTCGACACCGTTTTCAAGGTCATCGGCGTCCCCGTCAAGGTGATCGCCTAACCATGTCCGACAGCTTCGAGGTCGGCTCAGGCCCGGCACGGTTCCGGGTCGAAGGACTCCGCCGAACCGTCCGGCAGCTTGAGCGGGTCGGAGCCGACGCGCAGGACATGCGCGATCTCATGCACGAGATCGGCAGCATCGTCGTTCAGGCCGCAGGCCCTCCAGTCCTCTCCGGCACCCTCGCGGGCACCATGCGCGCGGGCCGGGGAAAGACCAAGGCCGTCGTCCGGGTCGGCGGGGCGCGAGCACCCTACGCGGGCGTCATCCACTACGGGTGGCCCGCGCACAACATCACCGCACAACCCTTCGTCACCGAAGCCCTCCAGGGCGAGCGAGCAGACATCCTCGCCGCCCTGGAGCTGGGTCTCGAAGAGATCTCCCGCAAGAACAACCTCACGTAGAAACGGAAACCAGCACATGGACATCAGCAAGCTCACGATGGGCGAGATCGACACCGTTGAGAAGCTCTCGGGCCTCGCAATCGACGAGATCGGCGAGAAGAAGGTCCCGCGCGGCCTGGCCCTCGCGGCCATGGCCTACGTCGCCAAGAAGCGCACCGACCCCGAGTTCACCTGGAACGACGCGCAGGCGCTCACCTACGAGGACGTCAACGAGATCCTCGACACCGGCAAGCCCGACGCCGAGGCCGGTGACCAGCCGACGGAGCCCACGGACCCAAAAGTCTCGCGCGCGAAGTCATAGCCCGCCGTCGCCTCGATGACATGGCGTGGTTCGGCGTGCACTTCCACTACACGCCCGCCGAGTACTTCGCCCTGACATGGGAGCAACGCGACCGCCTGGTTCGCGCAATGAACGCGGCGCAGCGCCGCCGCCGATGAAACCCGTCCCGCCCCTCGCGGTCACCCGAGGGGCGGGACGCCCACAGAAAGAGACACCATGGCCGGTCAAACGATCGTCATCTCCGTCCTCGCCGACACGCAGAAGCTCGGCAAGGACATGGCTGGAATCGGCGACAAGATGGGCGGCCTGACCAAGGGCCTCGCCGGGGTCGGCATCGCCGCAGGCGCAGCCCTCGCCGGGATCGGCCTGGCCGTCGGCAAGGTGCTCAAGGACAGCTTTGCCGCCGTCGCCGAGGTCGAGCGCCTGAACGCTCAGACCTCCGCCGCCCTCCAGTCCACCGGGGGCGCAGCGCAGCGGTCCCTGGAGCAGATCAACGGCCTCGCCGACTCCCTCGAAAAGCTGACCGGCGTCGAGGCTGAGACCACGCAGGCGGGGCAGAACGTCCTCCTCACCTTCACCAACATCAAGGGCACCACGTTCGACGCCGCCACCAAGAGCGCCCTCGACATGTCGGTCGCGCTCGGGAAGGACATGGCCGGGTCGGCCACCCTTGTCGGCAAGGCGCTCAACGACCCGATCGCCGGTATCGGCGCGCTGTCCAAGGTCGGTGTCCAGCTCACCGACGACCAGAAGAACCTCATCAAGGCCCTCGTCGAGACCGGCGATGTCGCAGGCGCTCAGTCCGTCATCCTCGGCGAACTCAACACCCAGTTCGGCGGCTCGGCTGAGGCCTTCGGCAACACCTTCCTCGGCACCTGGGAGAAGGTGAAGAACAGCTTCGGCGACCTCGGCGAGCGACTCGTCGTCGGCCTCCTCCCGGCCGCGACCCTCGTCCTCGGGAAGGTCAACGAGTTCCTCCAGACCATCGGCGACAGTCCGGCGTTCCAGAAGATCATCGACGGTGTGAACGGGTTCGTCACCGGCCTCACGTCAGGCGGATCGCCGATCGCCGATTTCGTGTCCAAGGTCGTCGAACTCGTGACCACCGTCTCGCCGCTCGCGATCATCTTCGAGGCCCTCCAGCCGATCCTCCCGCAGCTCATGAGCGCCTTCGGCGAACTCGGGGCGGCACTGTCCGAGAGTCTCGGGACGATCCTCCCGCAGCTCATCCCGCTCGCCTCGCTCCTCGCCGAGTCCCTCGCACAGGTATTCGTGGCGCTCCTGCCGCTCCTGGCCCCGCTCGTCGAACTCGCCACCACCGTCGTCGGCCTCCTCATCCCCGTCCTGGAGCCGCTCATCGGCATCCTCACGGCGCTCCTCCCGCCCATCACTGACCTCATCACCAACGGGCTCGGCCTGATGATGCCCGTCTTCCTGATCTTCATCGACATCATCAAGCTCGTCGCCGACCTCCTCGCCGTGGCCCTCACCGGCGCAGTGAAGGCCTTCGGACAGGTGCTCTCGGGTGACTTCCAAGGGGCGCTCCAGACCGTCTCTGACGGCTGGACCAAGACGTGGGATCTCGTGTCCTCGTTCTTCGGCGATGTGGTCAACACCGTCAAGACGCACGCGGCCGGGATGGTCTCGTTCTTCACCGAAATGGCGTCCAACATCACGATGACGATGGTCCGATTCAAGACCGGCGTCCAGACCGCGATCTCGAACGTCGTATCATTCTTCGCCGGGATGCCGGGCGCGATCATGGGGGCGATCTCAGGGCTCCTCGGGTCCATGGCCTCCTTCGGCCAGAACATCATCAGCGGCCTCGTCGGCGGTATCTCCGGCATGGCGAACGCCGTCATCAACGTCATCAAGCGGGTCATCGGGGACGCGATCTCCTTCGCGAAGAAGCTCCTCGGGATCGCCTCCCCGTCGAAGGTATTCGACAAGATGGGCGACTGGTCGATGAAGGGCCTCGCGCGCGGTCTGCGCCGGATGCAGCCCGTCATGGACGCCATGAGAGCCGTGTCCTCCGCCGTGTCCGACGCCTTCACCCCGGATCTCTCCTACTCGTTCGCGGGCACCGGCCCCGGCGAGATCCCCGGCGACTACGGCGTCGGCGACGGAGGCCGGACGTACAACATCAAGGTCGAGGCGATCGCGCCGAACGCCGAGGTCGGCCGCGCCGTCGTCGAGGCGATCGACGAGTTCGAGCGCCAGAACGGGACCGACCGATGATCCGGGAACGGCCCGTCGTCGAGTCGTTCGATGTCGCCTATCAGGACTCAGCGGGCGTCTGGCAGAACCTCGCATCCAAGGCCACCCGAGCGACCGCCCAGCGCGGCGGCAAGCGGACCGGCGTCGCCAATCAGATCGCCGTCGGCACCATGTCCGTCGATCTCTACGGGGCGATGGACCTGGAGATTGCCGCGCAGCTCCGCCCCAACACCCCTATCCGGATCGCCGGTCGGAACGCCCGGCCCGGCGCGATCGCCCTCGCCGAACCAGTGCCACCGACCGACGCCTTTTTCAAGACGGCGTCGGCCGGAGCCGGAAGCGTGGCGACCCGGCTGCAGAACCGCCCCGCGCTCGACGGGGTGCCTGCCGGGAACCGCTGGAGCTGGGTGGGGCGGTCGATCGGCACCGCAGGGCCGACGACCATCAACACCGGTTTCTCCAGCGGGTACAGCGGCGGCGCACGGCAGATGAAGGAGATCCCCGCCGCCTCGCTCCAGACAGGGCGCCGCTACCGGGTGAGTATGCGGATGAACGACTGGTCGGCTGAGGAGGCCGTCCCGATGCAGTTTCAGGTGCTCTGGAGCCCCGTGTCCACGTTCACCGACTATCAGGTGATCGACGTCGGCGAGCCCCGCCGCGTCGATGCCACCCGGTACACCGACCTCCCGTCCGTCGAGTTCCTCGCAGCCGAGACCACCGGCATCTACACGGTGGTCGTCCTCGGCACCAAGCGGATCACCTTCCCGGCCGGACCGGCCCGCAACGTCGGCGCGTACAGCGTCACCGGGTTCCGCGTCGAGATGCTCCCGACCGAGCCCGACGCCGTATTCACCGGCACGATCGTCGATCTCCAGCAGCGCGAGGAGCTGGACAAGAACACCGGCCGGTCGCAGATCTTCACGACCCTTCTCGCGACCGACAACGTGCAGCCCCTCGCCAACACCAAGCGCTACGGCGCGATCGCCGAAGGCGGGTTCGAGAACTGGGAGGACCGCATCCGCCGCCTCGCCGCCTCCTCGCCCGTGCCGACGGACCTGCCTCGAGGTACGACCTCCCGGGTGGTCTACACCCGCAGCGGCGTCGATGGGTGGACGGCGCTCAGCGGCTCCATCGTGCCCGAACAGTTCAAGGACTCCGCCGTCGATGTCCCGCCGACCGTGTGGCCCCGCCGATCCGCCCTGTACGTCCTGTACCGCCGCACGGCCGCACTCACCGCGGCGATCGGCACCCTCGGCGTCCAGCGGGTCCTCCGTGGCCTCACGCCCGGCGCAACCTACCGGGTGAGCGTCAACGCGACCATCTGGGAGAACACCACGGCAGCAGCGCCCTCGCTCCGCATCGGCGTCGCCGGGGTCGGCGTCGGCCCGGCGACCGCCCTGCCGCTCACGCCGAACGGCGTCGCTCTCGTGACCTACCAGTTCACGGCCACCGGCACGACGCACACGGTCCAGATCACCAACGGCGCAGCGGTCGCCTTCCAGCCCAACCAGTTCCTCTCGATGCAGATCCAGCCGGTGACGATCGTCGAGACCGGCCGCGTCGATCCCTTCCGCCTCCAGAGCACCGTCTACGAGGGATCGCTCGCGTCCCACTTCGACCTCGCGTGCAACAGCACCGGGGCGTACTGGTGGGTGGACAGCCACGGCATCGCCCAGTTCCGCGCCTACTCCGCCCCGGACGAGATCGTCGGCTCGTGGACCGACAACCCCGCCGAGCTCGGCGACCCGCTGACGTTCGCCTACACCGACATCGACACATCGTTCGACACCAAGGGCCTCGTCACCGCGCTCACGCTCCAGCAGCACGGAGCCAAGCCCGGCGACAAGGGGTGGGACGCCGACGACAGCGCCACAACGTTCGACGACGCCACCGGCATCGACCGGTGGGGCGTTCGAGGCGACCAGCTCGACACGACCATCCACACCGGTCCCGGGTTCGAGTCGGCCCTCGCCGAGCGCGCCAACGACGTGTTCGCCGAGCGCGCCCGCACCGCCCGCACGATCACCGGGTTCCAGTGGAACGCGCAGGAGAACCCCGGCAAGGCGCTCGCGCTGGAGATCTACGACCGGGTACGGGTCAAGCGCGGCAAGCTCGTCGTCACCGCCCGCATCATCGGCCTCAAGCACACGATCACCCCGACGCGGTGGATCGTCGATGTCGCCCTGACGGAGATCTCCACGGGCATCCCGTTCGAGCAGCTCAACACCGCCCTCGGTACGCGCACCTTCGCCCAGTGGAACGCGATCATCGGCTCCGCCTCGTTCGCCGAACTCAACGCCGACATCCTGAAAGGACTGAACTAATGCAGCTCATCAAGACCGCCCGAGGGGGCATCACCACCCGTCACGGGGAGGACGCAGGCCGCAGCCGGCCGCATGTCGGAATCGACATCGGACACGGCAATTCGACCGCCGAGGATCTCCGCATGGTCGCCCCCGCAGCGGGCAAGGTCACCGCCGCAGGATGGTCCGGCACCTACGGCCTCCGCGTCATCATCGCGCACCCCGACGGCTCCGAGAGCCTCATCGCCCACATGGATCGCCTCGCGGTCGGCGTCGGCTACGAGGTCGAGCAGGGCGACGACATCGGCGTGATGGGCCGCACGGGTGGCCCGTGGGGATCAATCGCCGGGTGGTTCGTTCACGGCCACCAGGAGTACCACGTCGGCGGCATCGCCGTCGATCCACTTCTCTACATGGCGGGCGGTCCCATGGCCGGTCAACCCGCCCCAACCCCATATCAGGAGGACAGCATGGCAAACATCGTTCACACCTACCCCGCCGACCGCACCGACTCGCGCGTGTTCGGCCTCGACCTCGACGACCCGGCCCGGCCGATGTGGCCGGTCAACGGCGGCGAGTTCGCGGCCGGGAACAAGCGGGGCGTCCCCGTGGTCGAGATGTCGCCGTCGGACTTCCAGGAGGCCATGCGGAAGCGCGGCATTTTCAAGTTCGACGGGGCGCAGCGCATCGCCCCGTACAGCGCCGCAGCGGTCGCGGCACTCTCGCCGGTCGAGCGTCAGTACTCGGTGAACTACGCCGGGTTCCTGGCCGTCCGCGCGGCCGGGTAGCGGCCATGAGTGAGCAGGTCATCATCTCGCTCATCCAGGGCGGCGCGACGACTCTCGCCGCCGCAGCGGCGGGCGTGTTCGGCTTGCTCATCAACCGGAAGGTGAACGGCATCCGCACACAGGTCGCGAACCATCACAAGGTGAACCTCCGCGACGACCTGGACGACAAGCACGAGGAGAACGCGGATCTCCTCAAGACCCTCGCCCGGGATGTGGGCGGCATGAAATCGGACGTGCGCCTCATCCGCAAGACCCAGTTCAAACAGGACAGGCGGCTCCTCCGCCTCGAAGGAAGGAAGAAACCATGAAGCTCCCCAACGTCCCCGTGGGCGTCCGACAGTGGGCCTACGGCATCGCCGTAGCCGCAGCGCCGATCCTCGTCATCCGAGGGGTCCTCGACGCCGCTGAGGCGGGCCTGTGGGTCGTCGCAGCCGGTGCCGTCCTCGGCGTCACTGGAGGCCTGGCCCTCGCCAACACCCCGAAGCGTGGCGCACACGCCGCCTGAGGACAGCACAACGCCCCTCGCCAACCCGGCGAGGGGCGTTGCTCGTGCCGCTACTGACGTGCCGCGTACCGGGCGTGTGCGGCCTGCCGCGAGGTCCCGAGGCCTCGGGCGACCTCCGCCCACGACCGTCCAATCGAGCGCTGGCCGGTGGCCGCAGTGGCGATCGCTCGCTCCAGGTCGTCGCGCAAGGCCACGAGTTGGGCGAGTTCGGGCTCGTCGGCGTCCCCGACGCGCTCTCCGGCCCGTCGGATCATTCGCCTCACCATGGCGAGGAATTCGTCCGTCTCAACACTCATGCCACGCCCTCCAGGAGTCTTAATTTCGGTGTCAACCCAGCGTTGACACTTTTGTCGTAGGCCGAATCGACCACGGCGCGCACGTCGTCGGGGTCGATCTCGGTGTAGATCCGCGTCGTGTCGGCTGAGGCGTGCCCCATGAGTTCCTGCACGATGAGGACGTTGCCGCCGCTCTCCTTGAGTGCCCTCGTGCCGAAGCTGTGGCGGAGCTTGTGGATCGTCCAGCCGTCCGGGAGCACGTCGATCGCCAGCTCGCCGACCCGGCGCGCCGACAGGTGCCCGTCGATCGCGCCCGGGAAGGCGTAGCCCTCGCCGAGGGCACGGAGATCGAGCGCGAGCCGACGAGTGAGGGGGACGACGCGGAGCTTGCCGCCCTTGCCGTGCACGAGGAGCGACCAGCCGAGGAGATCCTCGGCGAGGTCCCGGGAGTGGACGACGGCGATCTCGCCGCGCCGCATCCCGGCATCGTGCGCCAGGCGCAGCATGAGGCCCGTCCGGTCATCGGCGCGCGCGAGCGACTGCCGGTAGAGCGGCTCCGGGATCGGCCTGGCCTTGCCCTTCGTGGCCTTCACCTTCGGGAGGGCCTTGACCGGCGAGCGGTCCACGTAGCCGAAGCGCTTGCCCCACTTCCAGAACTCGGCGAACGTCGATCGGCGTCCTCGCCGGGTCTCGGGCATCCACGACTGCGAGCCGGTGTACTGCACGAGGATGTGCTTGGTGACCTCCCACGGGCCGACATCGACCCGGCGTGCGAGATGCTGGAGATGCTCGCGGCGAGCCCGGATGCTCGTCTCGCGCAGGCCCGCCGAACGTTGGGCGATGCAGAACTGGTCAATGGCTTGGATCCATGGTGCGGTAATCAT